AATCATCGACCTGGCCAAGTGGAAAGCGAACCGGCCGAAAGAGGCGGATGACGTGCGAATGATTGCGAGCAATCGCCTATTCAGCGGCCTGGACGAAGCACTTGAGTGGCTCAAGGAAGTGAACGAGAAGCACAAGCGCAAGGGGGAGCCGTGGGACAACAAGTATTGAGTAGGTCTGCGCGAATCGAGGTCGAGTGCTTCGGTGTCGAGGACGCACAGTCCATGGCCGAGCAACTCGAATCCGCCGGCTTTGGTGTTCTTGTTATTTCGGCAACGCGCGTGACTGCCACCCCACCCGCTGGCGACCACGTGTCGATCGCCCTCGACCCGCCCGCAGGCCGGCCGCATCGGACCGTTCGAATGTGGAGCACGCCATGACCGACGAAGAACTCAACGCCATCGAAGCACGGGCGAATGTGGCGGAGTCCGGACCGTGGTCGCCCATAGGGGACAAGCTCTGTACGGGTGTCGGCTCTCTTCACGGCGACATTGCGTCGCAGGGGGCACTGAATCACAAAGACGCCATCTTCATCGCCCACGCCCGCGAGGACGTGCCGGCACTCGTCAATGAAGTCCTCCGTCTGCGCACGCTGCTCGAGGACATCCGGTCGAAGTCCTGCTCGTTGACGTTGCGGGAAGCCATCACGGAGGCGCTCAAGTGACCGAAGAAGAACTCAACACCATCGAAGCACGGGCGAATGCGGCGACGGAGGCATGGGTCAGACCATGGGTGTGCATTTACACCGTCCTGCATGTCGCGAAGGGAGCCCACAGCCCCGCAGAACACGCCGCCGGAAACTGCGACGCATCCCAGGCGACCGAAGAGGACGAGATCTTCCTGGAGCACGCCCGCGAAGACATCCCCGCGTTGATTGCCGAGGTGAGGCGGCTGCGTGAAGAGGTGGCCGACCTTCATCACGTGCGCCACGAACGGGACCTTGCCCAGGCCGGAAGGGACTCGCTTCTTCAGGAGCTACAGGGAGTGAAGCAACAGCTGTCATCGCTGGCCAACGTGCTCGACCGTCCGTGCGGCTGCGGCAAGCCCGCCAAAATGATGCAGGCGTATTGCGCAGAGCACATACCGGAGAGCTGAAAAGAGAAAGCCCGGAACAACTGTCCGGGCTTCGTAACGCCGGCTGGGGAAGAGCAGCGTCAGGGTCACTCTATCAGGAGGGCTGACGCATGCCGAGCAGCAACGAGAAGCCAGGGCCCACGTGTGTCGTCTCTGAGTGTGAGAACGAGCCTGCTCGTGCCGGCAGGTGCTGGACGCACATCAAGCGCAAGCAACGCGAGTGCGCCGAGATGACCCCAGTGCGCGGCTACGGCATGCGCATTACCGAGCTAACCCTTCAAAGAGCCCTGCGTTACGCGGACGCAGAGGAAGACGCAGAGTTCGAGAAGGCGAAGAAACGTCTGCTCGAGTTGCGTGCTCCGTGGTTCATGAAACGCAAGGCAGGCAAGGACCGCAATGTCCACAGGCCACCGGACACTGAGTCTCAAGGCTGAGAAGCAAGTCAGCCCAACTTGGTTTTCCAGGGACTGGGCTTGGACTCTTCCGATTCGCCAAAGAAGAAACACGGCGGCAAACGGAACCCACCCGGTGGACGACCTCGCGGCAGTAACAACACGCTCGAGTACGGTGAGGTCAAAGCAGTAAAGGCCGCCGGTCTTCGAGTCCCCGACACCGCAAAGCCCGCAGAGCGAGAGCTGGCCGACGAAGCGCTTGGCCTCCTCGTGACCGTGATGCGTGGCGGCGTCCATTTCATGGAGGCGCCCACTCGGCTCAAGGCGGCGACACGCATCCGCGAGGAGATATGCGGGCCACTGGCCACGAAGGTTGAGCACTCCGGCAAAGACGGTGGGCCGATGGTCTTCGAGTTCCCGCCCATACCTGGGGACGACGAGCCGTGAGTGGCCCCGTCCTGCGCCAGGAGTTCCGTCCACGGAAGTACCAGCGGCGCTTCATGCGCTACCTGGAGGGCGGCGGAAAACGCGCGATGTGGGTGGTCCATCGACGCGGAGGCAAGGACCTCACGGCCATGCACCAGACGGTGCGGATGATGGCCAGACGCCGTGGTGCGTACTGGCACGTCTTCCCCACCGGAGAGCAGGCCAAGAAAGCCATCTGGGAGGGCTTCACCAGGGACGGGGTGCGCATCATGGAGAGCGTCTTCCCCTCGTCCATCCGGAAGAGCCCCAAAGCATTCCTCCCCTCCTCCGAGATGGTGGTCGAGCTGCACAACGGCTCCATCTGGCGACTCATGGGCAGCGACCGCATGGAGGTCGTGGGCGCTGGTCCGGTCGGAGTCACCTTCTCCGAGTTCGCGATGATGAAGCCCACCACGTGGAACCTCATCCGCCCGATGCTTCGGGAGAACGATGGCTGGGCGTCTTTCATCACCACGCCGCGAGGCAACAACCACGCGAAGAAGTTGTACGACGTGGCCAAGGCGGACCCGTCCTGGTTCTGTGACCTCCAGACACTCTTCGACACACGGGCCTACGACCCAGAGCAGACCATCGAGGAAGAGCGCTCGTCTGGGATGCCAGAGGAGCTGATTCGCCAGGAGTACTTGTGTGACTGGACTGCAGCCCTCGTTGGCTCCGTCTGGGGCGACTTGATTGAGCAGCTTGAGAAGCGCGGCGGCCTTGCCCTCTTCGAACACGAGACGGACGGCGTCTTCACGAGCTGGGACCTCGGCTTCTCGGACTCCACGGCCATCTGGTTTTGGCGCATCCACGGCGATGGCGTCGAGCTGGTTGACCACTACGAGGCCCACGGCAAGCCGCTCTCCCACTTCTTTGACCTGATTGAACAGCGCGGCACCGACTGCGGCTACCAGTACGCCAAGCACTGGCTGCCGCACGACGCACGGGCACACACGCTCCAGACGGGCGCCAGCATCCAGGACCAGTTCAACGACAGGTTTGGCGCCGGGAAGGTTGGCATCGGCCCATCCCTTTCCCTGCTCGATGGCATCCAGGCCGGACGATGGTTGCTCCAGAAGGGCACTCGCATCCACCCGCGTTGCGTGGACGGCATCGAGGCCCTGCGCGCGTATTCGTACGAGTACGACGAGGACAAGAAGACCTTCCGCCGCAAGCCGCTCCACGACTGGGCGTCTCATACGGCCGACGCATTCCGTTACGTGGCGTGCGTCGCGAAGGTCTCCGAGCTGCTCACACGCAAGCCAGCCGCAGAACCCAAGCCTGTCTACGCGCGTGACGTGAACTCCTTCACGTTGGACGAACTCTTCGAAGCCAACGAGCACGGTCGCTCGAAGGGGCGAATCTAAATGGTCCAAGCAGACCTCAACGCCTTCATGCGCTGTGATGAGAACGGCTGCGACGAGAAGCAGCGCGTCCAGCTCATGCTTACGGCCTCGGGCGGATTCGCGTTTAGGCCCACCGAAAAAGAGAAGTGGCACATCACCGCCAATACCTCCGGCGTCTGGCTGGCGAAGTGTCCGAAGCACGCGCCCATCGTCGAACCGACTCCAATCATCGAAGGGGTCCGCTAATGGCCCGCGTAGAAGCAGAAGTGGCAGAAGCGGCAGAAGCGGCAGACGTGAAGCCCGGGGCCGAAGTGAAGCCGCCAACGGTCGTTGAGGTCGTGGACGCCGTGCGCTCGGCAAAGACGGCGCTCATTGCGGCCAACCTTCGCCTTGAGTCCAGCCGCAAGGAGGCTGCCGACGCCCTTCGCGACCAGGCCAGAGCAGCGGCAGCGCTCACGGCATCCAAGCAACGCCTCACGAAGATGACTGAAGGCGACGAATGAGCGGCGAGACCCTCGAGACAGAGTTCCAGGACACGCCGAGCGAATGGAGTCGGCGCTGGACCATGGAGTTTGCCGCAGCGCGCAAGGACATCACCAAGTTTCACGAGCGCGGCGACAAGGTCATTAAGCGGTATCTGGATGAGCGCGAGAACTCCAAGAACGGGGACACGCGCCTCAACCTCTTCACCGCCGACATCCAGACGAAGCAGGCCATCCTCTACGGGAAGATTCCAAACGTCTCTGTCTCCAGGCGCTTTGCTGACGCAGACGACGACACCGCCCGCGTGGCCGGCGTCATCATGGAGCGCCTGCTCAACACGGACATTGAGCGGGACTCGGACAACTACGCCACGGCTCTGGCCTATGTGCGTGACGACAGGCTCCTTCCCGGCCTAGGCGTCGCTCGTGTGCGCTACGTCGCTGAGTTCGAGCCCGTGCCTGAGCAGCCGGCGATGATTCACAACGGCGTCGAAGTGGCGCCCGTGGTTCCGGCCACAGAGCGCAAGGTCAACGAGTCCGTCGAGACGGACTACGTGCACTGGAAGGACTTCCTCTGGAGTCCCTCCCGTGTCTGGCACGAGGCGACGTGGGTTGCCTTCCGTGCAGACATCTCGCGCAAGGAACTGGAGGCGCGCTTTGGCGATGAGGGCAAGCTTGTCCCGCTCAACTCCAAGCGGAACGGCAGCGTCACCGAGGAGGATGCGAAGAAGGCGTCACCATGGGGGCGCGCTGACCTTTGGGAGATTTGGGACAAGGGGACACAGTCCGTCTTCTTCTTCGTCGAGGGCTACAACAAAGTCCTGACGCCCGTCGGGATGCCGACGAACGAGAATGGCTCACTCCAGGACCCGCTGGGGCTTGAGACCTTCTTCCCCTGCCCCAAGCCGATGCTGGCGAACACCACCACGTCCAGCACCGTCCCTCGTGCGGACCTGACGCTCTACCAAGACCAGTACAACGAGATAGACATGGTCTCCACGCGCATCACGCTCCTCGAGCGGGCGATACGTGTGGTGGGTGCGTATGACGCATCCAACTCAGAGCTGAAGAAGCTTCTTTCCGAGCATCTCAACAACGAGATGATTCCGGTCCAGAACTTCGCCTCCTTCCAAGAGAAGGGCGGACTTGCTGGGGCCATCGTGTGGCTCCCGCTGGACCAGGTCGTCAACGCGCTGACAACGCTGCGTGACTACCGACGAGAGCTCATCGACTCGCTGTACCAGGTGACGGGCCAGTCCGACATCATGCGAGGCCAGGGCACGCAGCCCAATGTCACGGCCTCAGAGCAGAAGATTAAGGCCAAGTTTGGGAGCGTCCGTATCCAGGCGCTTCAGGACGAGTTTGCTCGGTTCGCTTCGGACTTGCAGAAGCTCAAGGCCGAAATCATCTCCAAGCATTTCGATGAGCAGACCATTCTCCAGCGCTGCAACTGTGAGTTTGGCCCTGACAAGGACTTGGCTCCGCAGGCCGTTAAGTTAATCAAGGATAAGTTCGCGGACTACCGCATCGAAGTGAAGCCCGAGGCCGTGTCCCTCACGGACTTCGCAGCGCTCAAAGAAGAGCGGCTGGAAGTCATCGGGGCGCTTGGCTCCTACTTCTCCATGATGGGTCCGGTCGGCCAGCAGATGCCGCAAGCGATTCCCTACCTGCTCGAGATTCTCAAATGGGCGGTGGCTGGGCTTCGTGGCGGCTCGGCCATCGAAGGCGTGCTGGACCGCGCAGTCACACAGGCACAGCAAGCCGCAGCCAATCCACAGCAGAAACCACAGGCACCAGACCCGAAGCTCCTCGTCCAGCAGGCGAAGACGCAGGGCGAGTTGCAGAAGGTCCAGGCCGAGAGCCAGGCCCGGCAGATGGAAATCCAGGCCGAGGTTCAGGCCGACGCGCAGCGCGAGCGCACGCAGGGCAACGAGAACATTCGCGAAGCCATGGTGAAGCACCAGATTGGCCGGGCTGAGCGCGTGGAGAAGCAATTCGGGCCAATGGGTCCACTCGGACGGGGGCCCATTCGATGAGTCATTGGGTGAGCGAGTGTAATTGTGGAGAGAACGAGCTCACGCGCTACGCGCAGTGGGTTGCGTACTCCGGAGAAGTCCACACGCCCGTGCGCTGCGGATACTTCACAGAGCTTCGCATCCTCAATCCCGAGCTGAATGACGACCCGGCAATCAACGTGCAGTGGCCGACGCCGAAGGAGATGCGGGCGTGAGCGAAAAGGACCAACTCCTAGAGCGCTTGGATCGCTTCGAGACGTTGCTGATGCGGCTCGTGAGCTGCTTCGAGAAGCAGGTTGACTCCCCATTCACAGAGCGATGCCCGGCCTGCATGGGCACCGGCGGCGCCGCGGGCAAGAGAGACTGCGACGAGTGCCTTGGCGACGGCATAAGGACGCTCGAGCCATGACCGCCCCCAAGCGCGGCATGGTCGCCGGTCAGCCCATCACCACGGGCGCGCAGACCAAAGAGTACGACGAAGGATTCGAGCGAACGTTCGGAGAGCGGAAGCCGACACGCGGGCGCTTCGTCTACACGCAGGGCGGCACTCCCCTTCCTGCGCCTATCGAAATTGGCGCTGACTTCGTCAATCCAGGCAGCGAGCGCGTCCCCGTAACGAGTGACCTCTACATGGACGGCGTTGCTGCAACGGATGGCGTGGACATCGGCAGCCGGAAGAAGCGCCGCGAGTACATGAAGATTAACAACCTGGCCGACGCCGACGACTTCAAGGGCGAGTGGGCCAAGGCGCAGTCCGAGCGTGAGTCCTTCCGCTCCGGCACTCAACGAGACCCAGAGCGACGCGAGTCAATTGCGCGGGCGCTCTACACCCAGGGGAAACGCAGATGAGTGAATTACGAGAGGCGCTCTCGGGCGCATTCGAAGAAGCGGAGAGTAATGACGCGCCCGTCACAGACAGTGCATCCGTTGACGTGGCCCCAGCGACGAGTTCTGTGGCGAGCCCTGGCGATGATGGTGCCACCACTGCCACCGACGCTCCTGCTCCGAGTGTTGCGGACGATGGACGAAGCGCTCTCGAGCGAAGCAGAGACGAAAAGGGACGATTCGCTGCCAAACAAGCGAAAGCCGTAGCCCAAGGAGCCTTGGCCCTTGGTGCTCCCCCAACTCCATCCGGGGCCCCTGGCGACGGAGGCCCGGCAGCGGGAGGCACGGCGCAGCCCGTTGCCGGGCAGCAGTCTGGCACGCAGCCCCCGACGCCTGGCGCGACTGACATCGTCAAGGCGCCTCAGTCGTTGACGCCTCAAGAGCGCGAGGCATTCGCCAAAGCATCGCCCGATGTTCAGCAAATCATCATGCGCCGAGAGAAGGATGTGGCTCGGGCGCTTCAGGAGTCAGCGCCAGCTCGTCGGCTTCAGGAGGCCTTCGCCCAAACGACCGCGCCCTATCAGCAATTCATGCAGTCGGCGGGGATGGATCCAATGCGGGCCTTTGGCTCGTTCTTGGACGTGACTCGCACGCTCCGGACCGGCCCCGCAGAGCAACGCGCAAGCGTCGTCGCCGACATCATCAAGAACTTCGGCGTGGACGTGGAGCAATTGGCCGCTGCGCTGGATGGACAGCCACAACAGGCCAGACAGCAATCCTTCGACCCGGACGCCATTGCGCGTCAGGTGGAGGCCCGATTCGTCCAGAACATGCAGCAACGCCAGCAGCAGGCGCTGTCGCACCAAGCCACACAAACCGTCGAGGAGTTCGTCCAGAGCGCGCCCGAGTTTTTCGAGGACGTGCGCGAGGAGATTGCCGACCTCATGGAGCTGCGTGCCCGGCGTGGGGTGAAACTGGAATTAAAGGATGCGTATAATCACGTCATTCGGAATCACCCGGAGATAGGTCCGATTCTGAAGCAGCGCGAAGCAGCCACAGCCGCGAACGCAACCCAGGCGTCCACGCAGCGAGCACGCGCAGCATCGTCATCCGTCAGAAGCCAGCCGTCATCGGCTCCAGTCGGCGGACGCGAACCGGAATCAATCCGGGATTATCTCGAGGCGGCAGCATCGAGCCTCAGCGGTAGGTAGCGCGCAGTAACGCAGCAAGCAGGAGCCACGGCCCACCTGCTCCGAAGTCGTTGAGCCCCTCCACGCGGACGGGGCGTGAGCGAACGGCGTTGCCGTCCACGCGCAGAAGTTCCGCGGACAGGCACTCACTTCTTTCGGAGCAACACCACCATGGCATTCCCTAACGTGACGGACATCGTCGCGACGACTCTTGAGAGCCGTAGCGGCAAAATCGCTGACAACGTTTCAAAGAACAACGCACTCCTCGCCCAGCTCAAGAAGAAGGGGAAGATTCGTACCTTCTCCGGCGGCCGCCTTATCTATGAGGAGATTTCCTTTGCAGAGAACGGGAACGCCGGCTGGTACAGCGGATACGACACCCTCTCGGTCGGCGCACAGGATGTGATTTCGGCCGCCGAGTTCTCAATCAAGCAGCTCGCTGTCCCTGTCGTCATCTCCGGTCTCGAGATGCTGCAGAACTCCGGCAAAGAGGGAGTCATCGACCTCCTTGAGTCGCGGCTCGCAGTCGCCGAAGCCACGATGGCGAACTACATCTCCGACGGCCTGTACGGCGACGGAACGGGCTCTGGCTCCAAGGAGATTACCGGCCTTGACGCTGCAGTCCCCGTAGACCCAACCACCGGCACGTACGGCGGCATCAACCGTGCGACCGCAACGAACGTCTTCTGGCGCTCGATACTGAACGACACGGGCACCGCCCCCGTCACCACCACGTTCCAAGCCGAGATGAATGAGACCTGGGCGCAATTGGTGCGCGGCGCGAATCGTCCCGACCTCATCATCATGGACGGCGCGAACTGGGCCGTGTACCTCGCAACCCTCCAGAGCATCCAACGCTTCACGGATGCTTCGAGCGCGAACCTCGGCTTCCCGACCGTGAAGTACATGGACGCGGACGTGGTGCTCGACGGCGGCATTGGCGGCTTCGCCACCAGCGCGACGGCGTACTTCCTCAACACCAACTACCTGCACTTCCGGCCGCACAAGGACCGCAACATGGTTCCGTTGTCGCCGGGCAAGCGCAGCAGCGTGAACCAGGACGCCGAAGTCCAAATCCTTGGCTGGGCGGGAAATCTCACCTGCTCCGGCGCCAAGTTCCAGGGCCGCTTGGTCTGCAGCTAACTCACTTTGAGCTGGGGCGGGCGATGAGTTCGCCCCGGCTCGTCTCTCTCAAACAACTTCAAAAGGACTAACCACCATGGCAGCTAAAGTTGCAGGAACTTGGCAGGTGCTTGACGTTATCGGTGTCGGTGATTTGACCGCCATCGGAACGACGCTTCTTCATCCGCTCGGAACTCGCGTGAAGGCTCGCGATGTCGGAGCAACGGACTACGGGCTCGCCGAATTCATCTATCTTGCCGGCGTCACCAGCACGGTGCGCGGCAGCTGCGTAACCATCGCGGCTGGCTACGGCACGGCGTTGGCTGTTGCGCGGGCAAAGGGCGCGGTCGCTGTTGCTCTTGCGGCCAACGTGGGCAGCTCCTACGGCTGGTACCAAATCCTCGGCAAGGGCGTTGTGCTTGCGGACACCGCGGTCACCTCCGGGCTTCAGCTCTACATCGACGGAACCACCGGCTCTGTTGATGATGACGCTGTTGCTGGCGACGCCATCATTGGAATGGTCGCAGCATCCACTGTTGATACGGCCACCATCGTCTTTCACATGACGACCTACCCGGCAACGGCCGACTTCGACAACGCATAGCGAGTGAGCAGTGAAGGAGGCGGCTCGCGTCACTGGGTGAGCGAGCCGCCTCCAGTTCACCCAGAACCCAGCGAAGGAAGTGACTCATGAATGTCTACTTGGAAGACCAAGCACCATCGAGCGCGCAGCAAGCGCAGGACACCGCACGCCCGCGCTTCTACCTAAAGCCCAAGCACAACAAACCCAAGAGCCTCGCAGAGGGTCGGCCCATCTTCGACGATGCGGAGTACGTAGAAATCCATGCGGGCGGAGACAAGCTCTCCATCCCAAACAAGCCGGTTACGGAAGAGCACCGCCGACGCTGGCCGCGCCAGTACGCAGCCTTCAAGAACGGCCAGAACCAGGACATGGCATCCGGCACGCCCCTGTCCGAGTGGCCGTCGATGAGCCGCTCGCAGGTTGAGGAACTGGCCTACTTCAAAATCTTCACGGTTGAGCAGCTCGCCAACGCCTCAGACGGGAATCTCCAGATGGTCGGCCCGCTCCAGAGCATGAAGTCGAAGGCAAAAGACTTCCTCGAGAAGGCCAAGGGCAACGCGCCCATCGAGCAGATGCGCGCAGAACTCGGCGAGCGCGACAACCTCATTGCGACGATGCAGCAGCAACTCAAAGACCAGGCCGACGACTTGGCCCAACTCAAGAAAGCAAAGAGCAAATAATGGCCTACCCCACCGGCATCGTCTTCCAGCCCAAGTCTGAAGTGATGGGTCTCCAGCCCATCGGCGAAACCTCCACGACAAAGAATCACCCGCTCGGAATGGTCATCAAGGCTTTCGACCACACCTACGGAGAGGGTGAATTCATCTACCTGAAGGGCGTGGCATCCACCGCGGCCGGTGACCTCGTTTGTTACGACACCGCCAACGGAGCCACCGTCCGCGCGAAGGCAGCGACGGCCGGCAGCAATGGGCCCGCTGCTGTCGCGATGTCCGCGAACGTGGCGAGCCAGTACGGCTGGTACCAAATCGGCGGCTCTGGTCCAATCAAGGCAGCGACGGTGCTCGGCAACGCAGCGGCCTATCTCACCTCCACCGACGGGCAGATTGATGACTCGGTTGTGGCTGGCGACAAGGTCGAAGGAATGGCCACTCGCTCCACCACTGCGGCCGGCTTTGCGACGGTGCAGCTCGACAGGCCCAGCATCACGGGCGAGTCGGTGACTACGAGCGTCGGGACACTGACGACGGACATGACTGCAGTTCAGGGCCGAGCCACCGTGCTCGAGGCGTTCCGGAAAATCACGCTCTCCGCAGCGGCCGAAGTTGCAGATGTCATCACCGTTTCTGGCGTCGTGGAGAACTTGGTCGGCGTGGACCTGGCAGTAGCTACGCAGGTCTTGGTCCGCACCCTTCCTGTGACGGACAACGAAGGCGACATCGCTGTCACCGTCGGCACCGCAAAGAGACTCATCAATCCGGCGACAGGTTGGAACGAAGCCTGGATTGAGACCACGGCAGCGGGCCTATTCACCTTCACGGTGACTAATGCCGCAACAGAGGAGACGCTGGTCGTTGTCGTTGGCGCCAATGGCTACACCGCCACCCTGAAGCTCACGTTCGCGGCGTAACCGAGGCCACCGATGAGACACGGCGATACCGTCACAAACATCATTAACGATGCGTCGATTGAGCTGGGTCTCATTACGACGGAGCTTGCTGACCCGTTCGACTCGACAGACGCAAACATCGTCCAGCTCCTTCGCCATCTAAAGGCGGAGGGGCAGGACCTGTGCCGGGACCACAACTGGTCATTCTTGGTTAGCGCCGGAACCGTCACCACGGCCAACGGGACTGCCAGCTATGCGCTGTCGGACCTCGTCCTGCGCATTCTTCCTGACTCGGTCTGGAACAACACGCGGGATAGACGCCTGCTCCCGCTCTCCGCAGAGCAGTACCTCTACTATTCGGTGAATGGGTCTAGCGGGCTCACGGACCAGCACTTCCGGCTTCGCGAGCAGCTCGACGACTACCAGTACATGTACATCGTGCCGACGCCGACGGCCATTGAGACCATCACCTTCCATCACATCCACGACAGCTGGGTGAATGACCAGGGCAACGGCGGCACCAGCTACAACCTCAACACGCCAGTTGATGGGCTCAACGGCATTGCCTTCGACCGTCGGCTAATGGTGTGTGGCGCGAAGCTCCGCTTTCTGCGAGCCAAGGGATTTCCCACCGACGCCGTGCGCGAGGATTACGACCGCGCTCTCGCAAGGGCACTGGGCGCCGACGATTACCCACGGACACTCAACATCTCCGGGCCGGGCGGCGGACGCCTCATCGACACATCAAACCTTCCAGACTCCGGGTACGGGGGCTAACGGATGGCTCGTCGCCCCACACGGCCAGCGAATGAAAAGGTGCACATCCCTGCTCCGATGGGCGGGCTCAACACGATTACTGCCGGCTCCGAGATGCCGCCGACGGACGCAGTCGTGCTCTGGAATCTCGTGGCTGCAGAGCTCGGCCTTCGCACGCGACTCGGTACGCGCGAGTGGTGCACGGGGCTCACGGGCGCAGCGGACGACAAGGTCCGAATGATTATCCCGTTTACGGGCAGCGCCCACGCGGGGACGAGCAACAAACTCTTCGCAACGACATCCTCGGGCATCTGGGATGTGACGGATTCAAGCGCCGCATGCGCCCCTCCGGACTGGTCCGCGGCAACCGCGTACACAGTTGGCCAGCGCGTCACCAACGACACGGGCAAGGTGTACGAGTGCGACACAGCGGGCACGTCTGACGCATCGGGCGGACCCACGGGCGCTGGCGCCGACATCGCCGACAACAGCACGCGATGGGATTACATCGCGCCGAACGCGACGCCGTCGCCAGACATCGCCTTCCCGGTGACAACGGGCGACGCGGGCTATGGCGTCTTTCACGTCGTCGTCACGCAAGGTGGACACTTCCTCTACTACTGCGACGAAGTAAACGGCCTCTACGTCTACACGCAATCAACGGGCTACTGGGTCAAGGTGCTCGTTGGCGCCACAGTCGCGTGGACCATAAACACCGTCTATATCGTGGGCGACAGGGTCACGAACGACAGTGGCAAGCAGTACACCTGTACGACCGGAGGAACGTCTGCCGGCTCTGGCGGGCCAACCGGGACGGGCCCCGGCATCTCGGACGGCTCGGTGACTTGGTCCGGCGTGGCGGCGTTCACCGCCACCATGGGCCCCACGCAGGCAGACCGGCGGCTCGGCTTCACGGCGGATCCAGGAAACTTCGCTTTCGTCACCATCTTTAAGAACCGCCCATTCTTCGTCGAGAAGAATACGGCGCGCGCCTACTACCTTACGGCCGGCACTCTCTACGGGACGCTCACTCGCTTCGAGTTCGCCACCAAGTTCAAATCAGGCGGCGATCTCGTCGGTCTGTGGAACTGGACCTACGATGGCGGCTCCGGAATGGACGATTCGCTCGTGGGCGTTTCGAGCGGCGGCGATGTCGTCATCTACCAAGGCACAGACCCCGACTCGGCGAGCACGTTCAGGCTGCAGGGCGTGTGGGGCGTCGGCGCAATGCCCAAGGGTCGCGATATCGTCACGAACAGGGGTGGCGATGTATTCCTGCTTACGCGAACTGGGGCGCTGCCGCTCTCCGAGCTTGTGTCTGGAAAGCCGCTGGATACGGACAAGTACGCAACTGCCAAGATTCACAATCTCATCAATGCGCTGATGCTCTCAAAAGCATCCATGCGTGGCTGGTCCCTGCGGACGCATCCAGAGGACAACTCGCTGATAATTACCGTCCCCACGACGGACGGAGCCAACACAGAGCAGCTTGCGATGTCGCTCTCGCGCAAGAGCTGGGGTCGATACCGAGACCTGCCCATCCTCTCGTGCGAGTCGTGGGTCGGGAAGCTCTACTACGGAACCGACGATGGCGTGGTGGGCATCAATGATGGGTACGTGGACGGCGTCACGCTGGCCGACCCGAGCGCGTACACGCCGATTACGTTTTCCGGGATTGGTTCGTTCCAGGGCCTGGGCAACGGAAATCAGAAACAAGTGCAGATGATTCGTCCGCTCATCCTCTCAGACTCGGCCGTGCCGAACATCCGAGCGGAAGCCCGCTACCGCTACAACATGACGGAGATTCAGAACATCCCACTCGCCACGCTTGGCGATGGCGGATGGGATGGGGCCCTCTGGGATGCGGACGTGTGGAGCGGAGATTACGCCGCAAGCCAGCCCGTCTACGGCGCGGCGGGCATGGGCACGGACTTCGCTATTGCGTTCAAGGGCACCGTCACCACCCGGTGCGTAATTGTTGGCTTTGATGTCTCGTTTACTCAGGGCGGCTTCCTCTAGCCGCGAAAGGTTTGTGACCCATGGGCATCTTTGGAATTGGTGACGAGGACGCGCCGGTAGCGCAGGACTACAGCGCGCTAGGGGCGGCGCAGATGGATGCGAATCGCCTGGACCAGGAAACCAGCACCGCGACCACGACGTTTGAAAAGAAGAAGAAACCCCTTCCAACTTCCAAGAACTACCTCGGCAAAGAATGGGCGACCTATCTCGCTAACCCATGGGAGACGGTGCAGAAGACCGAGGCGAAGGGTGGGCTTGGCGACGCATCCAAAGGGCTGCTCGAACAATCCAAGATGCTCGGTCAGGGGATGGACTGGGGGCAATTCGGCAAGGTCCAGGATGGCGAAGGGGCTCGCAACCAAGCAATCAATGCGGCGTATGGACAGGCGACATCACGTCTTGACCCGCAGTGGGCGCGCCGTGAGGAGGCCGAGAGAACGCAGCTCCTGAATTCAGGGCTCGACCCAAGCTCCGAGGCGTATCGCGGCGCGATGTCCGAGATGGGCAACCAACGAAACGACGCCTACTCGTCTGCGATGAACTCCGCGATTGGCCAGGGCCAGGCTGCCGGCGACTCCGTGTTCAAAAACAGCATGATGGGTCGGCAGCAGTCCATTGCGGAGGCACTGCGCAAGCGCTCGCAGCCGCTGGATGAACTCAACAAGATTAACGGCCTGTCGGGGATGCCCTCCTACTACCAGGGTAACGAGATGATGCAGGGCGCTTTGGCTAATGACAATTTCGCGATGCAGAAGTGGTCGGCCGAGAACGACAAGACGGCGCAGGAGGTTGGTGCTGCCGCCGGTCTCGTGCAATCGAGCGCATCAGCGGCGGCCGTCGCAGCATCCGACGAGCGCCTAAAAGAGAACGTCGTCCGATACGACGCGGAGGCGTTGCCCGGTGTCCCGTTCGCTTCGTGGACGTGGAGGGGCGACTCGCGGGGCAAAAGAGAGTTCGGCGTCATCGCGCAGGATCTCGAGAAGGTTGCTCCAGAACTTGTCGTTGAGCGTCACGGCTTCAAGCACGTCATCTATGCAGGATTGGGGATTGAACAATGAGCGGCGACGGTATGGATAGTCTGGGTGCGACGAGTCCAGAACAGCGACTCCAGGACGAGGACCGCGCTTACTTCAGGCACACGGCGGGCATGTCTGATGAGGACCTTGCCAAGACGTTCGAGCCATACGAGGAGCGGAAAAAACTTCTCGCGCAACAGCTCGAACAGGCCGTCGCGCTGCGCCATCAACCCAAAAGCAAATATACGGGCGGTGCCGCCGCTGCGCTGGGCGGGCTCGCCGACATCGGCAACCACATCACCAGTCTGTTCCAGGAGGCGAAGCTGCGCTCTCAACAGAAGGATGCGCTCGACAGTCAACGGGACGCCACTGGCAAGCAGACAGGCGACTACGCAAAAGCCAGGGTGAAGGAGTTCGATGCCTCCGACGCCCAGCAGGCCCAGCAGCTCCGGATTGCCGAAGAGCTGCGCGGTCGCGGTTCGATGGGTCAGATGGGTCAGCAGCCCGGACCCGTCACGCAGCCACCCGCCTACGAAATGTTTGTACCGAGGTAATCGCCATGGCCGACCCCGATATCTATTCGCTGTTCATGGACGAAGAGCCAACGGCCAGGGCTCAGGCGCAGGCCATGTCCGACGCCTTGCGCAAACGCAAAGAGACGGCTGGGGCATATCGCGCGCTGGGCATGCTCTCGTCGCACGGACAGAACAACCTGCTCGAGGGTCTCGCCAAGAGTTCGATGCAGACGGCGGACGACATCTCGCGTGATGCGGGCGCAGAGCGAGGAATTCTGGGTCAAGCCGGTCAGGTGCGTTCTGGGCAGGCGTTGCAGAGGGCCATGGAGGCGCAGCGACAGAAGAATCGCGGCGAGGATATGGACATCGACAAGGCCCGTTATGCCGAGCAGGCGCGTCACAACCGCGCGATGGAGGGGCGCGGAAACACCGGTGCTGGCGAACCACAGGCAAAGAAACTTGCGCAGATTCCCGCTGGCGAAGCTGCCTCTCTTGGTCAATACGACGCTGCCACGCAAACACTCGACGACCTGGGCGGCGAGTGGGACGACAAGACGGGCGAGTTCTCGGGTGTGATGCAGTATCTGCCTGGCACCACGGCCGCTCGCTATACCGACGCGCAGCGCGGAGCCGCGCAAACGGTTGGTACCGTCATGGAGGAAGGCAAGCTTACTGACGCTGACCTGCAGAAATATATGGACCTGACTCCAACCGCTGGCGACGGCAAAGAGCGCAAGACAGAGAAAATTACGCGACTCAAGAAGATGCTCGAGGACAAGAAGCGAACCAAGATCGAGGGATTCCGTCAGAGCGGATTTGATGTGTCCGGGTATGACAGGTCCACCGCGCCCACCGTCGCCGGAAAGAAGATCAAGGTAACGAACGGGAAGGAAACCCTGTCCATCGACCCCGCCGACCTCGCAGAGGCAGAGGCCGACGGATTCAGGAGCCTGTAATGGGATGGCGCGACCGGGCAGCCCCATCTGGCGAAGCGCCGACCGCCGGCTGGCGAAGTCGATCTGAACCAGCGGAGAGGTTTAACGACCTCGCGTCTGGAGTTGTAGGTGTTGGGCGTGTCC